TACAATTTACAAGTCGTCCTCTTAGATCTGTTGAACCATCGACCTGAGCAACACCGTACACCTCAAGAACAGCAATCACAGAATTATCTCGGCTACGAGCGGGGTCGTATGCAATGATAAACTTTTTGTCTCCTGTATCATTTTTAAGAAGAGGTTTACGAATCTCCTCATTGCGAGTGATTTCACTTCTTTTGATAATGGCATTTGTTCCAGCATCCGTAGTAAATATACAATAATATTCACGACGTGCTTTCTCTGGGTTGGTTCTCATCTCGGTTTGAACCTGAGAGCGAGAGAGTAGCGGAGAGATAACTTCTCCACGTATGGTTGGTTTAAAAGCCTGCTCGCAATCGATATGAAGAACACAATAATCTGGGTCTCCTTCGATTTGCTTCATTGCAAACTCTTTATACAATCTGTAAAACTTTGTATCTACAGAACTTGCGCTACTAATATAAAACTTCTGGTTGGGAACATCCGTAGGAAACGTTCTTTGCCTGATCGGATCAATTGAACGACCACTGGCATCTTTACCAGTTTTAAGGTTCTTATCCACAATAGCAAATGCACTATATACATTCATCATTTCTTCAGATAAGAAACCAGACTCGTCAAATATAACAGATCCACGAGCGCCACGCTTAGCGTCTACATTACTGTTTAGCGTCTGTGTGAAAGAACCGTTGTATAATTCATACTTGAATCCATTTGAACCATGGCTAAACCCATCTCCTGAAGCATTCTTAATTTCAACTTCGTCTTTAAAGATCTTACCAGTTGATCCGGCAAATGTATCGATGTTGTCATTTGCTAACTTCTCAAGAGTTGTGAACGTCTGCTCAGCCTGACTGCCAGATCCACTTGCGATATATGCCCAGTAGTTTGCTGTAAGCATCCCTTTAGACATAAGCTCCAGATCAATAACAGTGGACTTTCCCCATCCACGAGTCGCCACGATCAAAACGTTTGGGCAAAACCAAGACCGCTGCACGGCAAGAGCCTGAGAGTCGAGAAGCTCTATATTAAAAAAATTATCAATAAACCTTACAGGATTACACTGATAATACTTTTGCATTTCTGCAATTTTCAAAAGAGATTCTATTTTTTTATTAGAAAGAGGGTAGTCTACAGGTTTGATAAAAACTTTATACTCATCATAAAATTCTTTATCATACGGCAGGATTATCTGACTCATAATCAGTGTCCTCCTCATCGCCAATAAAATCCATACCTTCTTCCTGATCTGCAAAAATAGAATAAAGGTCTTTTAAGTCTTTAGTATCAACAGTGATATCAATATCCTTTTCTTCTAAATAATCTTTAAGATCAATATTTTCCTGAAGAAGAATGCGATTGATTTCTTTATAACTATCGCGCTCTTTCCTGAGTGTCTGCATCGTTTCACGCATATCGGCAACCATATCAGACCAGTCAGACTCATCGAGATGTAATTGTTTCATAATAGAAGCATCACTTATCTCTTGAACTTGTTGCATGCCACGACATGTTGCTACATCAAATCCGTTCATCTGACCATCACGAAGATTGAGATCTTTGATTCGCTTGGTCTTACCAGTCCAGGTATTCTCACCCTTGACCTGTCGCTTGCTGTTCTTTAAACTCAAACAGCTCTCCGCTGCGAGATTAGTAATCATACTCGACAGCTTCTGCTTAGAATCCTGTAGTGATTTAATAGTAGCAGAATTATCCTGGATTCGACTGAAGTCACCCATGATCTTTGCTAGACTATCATTTATCTTCTGAAGCTGTAGGAAATTTCTAACGATCTCAATAGCAGAAGACACCCGCATCATATCTTCATTAGCATCTTCAGATGCATCAAGCATCCCAAGAAGTTGTGAATATAAGAATGGCTGATCTGCTACTGGCTCCTTTTCAAATGGATCGTAATCGAGAAGACGCTTAACATCTTCTTTGTTTTTTATATATGAATCATATGTGTCAAGACCATTATGTTCCTCAACGATTTGTTGAGTAGACTTTTCATCTTCATATATGATCTTTTCTTTAAACATATCAGAGTCTTTGAATGTCAAGCCGACATACTGTTGCATTCCAATGTTCTTAATATAACTTCGAAATGGATTAGTCTTTATTCTTCCTCCGGCAAGATTCTGAGACTCTTGAATACTTGCATCCCAAACACGCTCTAAGAATGGTTTGTTAAGATATCTCAATGCTTCTATTGAAGATTCTTTTGTCGGTTCATGTAGATCAGAATTAGCATCGCGTCTTTCAGAAATAGCTCTGACACACTCTTTACATATAGGTGTGATGCCGCTTTTAATACGAGGATCAGTACTTATATAAAAATGCTCGCGAGACTTGTGTGTATTACACATATAACACCAAGCCCCTTCTTTAAGTTTAGTGTTTTCAGCTATGAGCTTTTCATTTTCCTTGCGCAATTGAGTGGGAGTTTTTTTGGGAGTACTCGCAGCCTTTTTTGCTGCTTGCTCAGATATAGCCTTAGCAGATTTTCCCATAGTAGCCAATTACGCCACCCCCAATTCTTTAGTTGTCCATATATATCCTTTGTATTTATCTTTGGTTCCTCGAATACATTCTCGTATCATATTTTTGTTCCATCCGAATCGATAGGCCTCATGGATAGATGCATATGTCCTAATAAGATTTCCGTCTAAATCATACTGATAAATTTTCTTCTTTTTCAAAAACATGCAACTCGACTTGGCGTCAAAAAAATAATCTGAAGTCAAATCATTATTATCATTTATTCTTCTCCATACATAACCGTGATATGTTTTTGCTTTATGTAACAAACAAGAAATTGGATTAATACCAAGTTCTCTTACTATTTCAGCGCATGAATCCCATGTTTTTACAAGATTGCCATCTAGATCATATTGCTCAACGGGAGTATTTCTATTAGAATCAATCCAATAGCCCATATCACAACAATCATTATATTCGGATTTAAATACAAAATAATACATACCAACCTTTTTTAATTTTCTATTGCAGCATTGATATATGGCACTACACCCAAGCCCCGTTTTTTCTGACGCATCTATGCCATTCCTGTACTCAGCAACAAGATTGCCGTATGAATCAAATTGCAAAACCTCATTTGCTGTAACTGTTCCGCCTCCACCTAAGGTTAAGTTGTATCCTTTATCGTTATTGTACGAATCATAAAGATCAATATAATACTGTTCTCTAATATTAAGATCTTCTTTGGAACACTCTTCTAATAGTTCAAAATTAAAAGCATCTTCTCCATATAAAGACCACGCATTCTGTAAATGAAAATTCCCATGTCTTCCATGTCTTAGCTTACATTTGTGTGAATACCATCTCCATTTAACATCAATGCTTTGTCCTATATAGACCTTGTTATTTATCGTATTTGTGATTTTATAAATCCCACATATTTTTTTACTCATATATACCTCCATACATTTCTACATAAAAAAAGATCCGCCATCTCTGGCAGACCACTTATCTAAAGCTTTGTCTAATTCACTATTTCTTATATATACCCAAAACATCTTGTGGCTATTTGGGTTTAACGCTGCAAGTTGATATCTAATTCCACAATTGGTCAGGTATCTTCGCAGATTTAAGGAATAGCAACAATATAATTTTTCTTCCATTCCCAACACTCCTTTTTAATTCCCAAAGCCGCCGTTCAGACTCGAACTGAAAACCTGATGCTTACAGGGCAACTGCTCTACCAATTGAGCTAAGACGGCATGACAGACTATTGCGAACATGCGGTCTGTCATCGCGACTCAATTAATTTCTTCTCAGTTAAGGAATGTGGCGCAGTGACGTAACTGCGCAATCGTGATATAATAAACATACAAGTCATTTCTTTTTTTTGTTGTCATAGTTTCTCCGGGAAGGAGGAGCCTATGACCCGCATTGAATTATGCGAGTGGCTAACACTACTAGCCACTATAGTGATGCCAATCGTCGTCAATTATTGGAATCACCGAAGATAGTGAAGTGATTTGTTTTAAGAGTCACTATGACGACAGTGGCTCTTTTAATCTAATACTAAAAAGTCCTCCGCAACTCTGCCTTTGTTTTCTTCAAACGTCAGCAGGAGAGCAGCAGGAGAACAACCCTTTAAAAGCTTTGTGGCGTATGGATCAATACCAACAATACTCGGCACTCTAATAATAGCTCTCTGTACGCCAATATCCTCAGCATTGTAATGATGAAGATGTCCGGCACATAGGTAGGAAATTGGTGTCCTGTAAATATTCTGCAAACCTTCGATGGCGTCTTTCATATCTTTGTACTCACCATGAACGCTTACCACAGTAAAACCAGCAACATTGTCGATGATAATACCAGATTCATTTACAACAAACTTCACATTCGGATTTGTCGAAAGTTTTGTTTTAACAAATTCACGAACAACCTTACCCATGTTCTCATCGGTGAAAGATCCCTTCGGCTGATTAAAAAATCTAAGCTCGCTATGGTTGCCATCGGTCATATGTAATTCAATAGAAGTGTAGTAGCTTAGATTGTGCAACCAGTCCGCAAGAAAATTTGCGAATTTAATTGTTGCATCAACAACACCATATCTAAGATGAACAAGTTGAGAGGGTCTCAATACTCCGTCCACACTGTCGCCGAGATTGTGGATATGCAGTTTTGTAATACCGCGATCTTTAATAATCTTAACCAACTGCCTAAACAACTCATTCATCCGCTGCTCAAAAATCTCCGGGCTATAAGAATTAATAATATCTCCCATCAACCCTTTGATTTCAAACTCGGCACCGTAATGCTCATCGCCAAAGAGCAACACATACTCCCTAGATCCTTGCGAAGGCTCGATATAGGTCGGCGAATCCATAGGATCAAGGTTGGCTATGGCATTAACTATCTTCTCAGTAATAAGCTCGTCGCGGGCGTTCTCTCGAAGCCATCGATTGTATTCAAACTTCTCGGTCTGAAGCTTTGCGCGTTCTTTCTTAAGCTCACGGATCTGTTGTTTCAACTCAACAATCTGAGCGTCAGTATCCGCAGCCTCATCAAACTTAGCTTCATACATTTTTTCGAAAGCAGTAAATTTTTTGCGGTATGTGCTTTCGTTATATTCCACTCCAAGGAGATCGTTAAGAATATCAGCCACCTCGTCCCATGTCCCAATGAGACTTTTGTCCTTACACACTCTATAAATCAGAGCGTCCTCACTTTCTCCTTCATACCGCCTGTATTCATGCATTAGTCAAATCTTCCTCTGTAGTTACTTTAACGGTAATGGATACTGGTGATCCTTCGAACACTCTTAACTTTTCGGCAAGGCTGATGTCCGCCTCATCATTACTGACAATCATATCATCTGCATCATAAAAACCTTTAATAACCATAGTTGTTGTCATGTTCTGTTTGTATGAAAAATTTTTTGCCATATTGTTTTTCTCCTTTTGTTCCTTTTTGTATCAACAATCTTATCCAGACTGGTAATAATTCTATCCGCAACACCAAGTTCAACCGCTTCACGGGCAGACAGATACCAATCACTTTCAAAATTCTGATCAAACAATTCTCTCGGTATATTTGTACGAGATAGTACAAATTCTCCAAGCTCTTCGATCTGTCTTTGGTAGTTTAACAACGCGGCAACAAGCTCATTATATCCACCAGAGAAAGTTCCAAATCCCTTATGTAATAAGAACTCGGCTGTTGGAAACGTGTAACGCTCATGACACGCTAAATAAATAAAACACCCGCTCGACGCAGCCATTCCGACATTTATTCCAACGATTGGTGTTTCACTTAATGTGATAGTATCGACAAGACAATTATTTACATTAAGATCTCCACCCGGAGAGAAGAAGATTAAAGTAATTTTTTGTCTGTCTTCTTTTTTAATTCCATTCGCCTTATCCTCTCGATTCCACTGTATGATCATCTTTGCATACTCAAGAGTATTCTCATTGATCTCTTCGTCGATCCATAAAATTCTATCTTCAAAATCTTTATAAAACGAAAGAAGTCCTGGATCTGGAAGCTGCATAGTTTCAGCGTTCTGAGGAATTAGTACATTAATTGATTCCATATATTCCTTTTTCTCCTATTGTTATTTATGAGAAGTCGTGTTTTTCCAATCGCTCCTGATAAATACTTTTAATATGTTCAACAGTTGCGGTTGTTTGATTATTCTTAAACTTAGGGTGTTCAGCACAATAGTTTTCATAATCTGTCACGTCTGACAATACCTGATCAAAACTGTCTTTGCTGTGTTTAATATCCGACTGAAGTTCGTCTTCAAACCTTAAAATTCGAACTCTTCTGTTTATAGCACGCTCTCTTTCATTTGTATGCTTGATACACTTGACGTCCGATTTAACATTACTAATGTCTTCAATAAACTCCGTTTTCAGTTCATCTATTGCATGCATTATGTCTTTTATCTGATTAGACTTATTGTCATGCCTCGTGATTAAAAACTGAACAAAGGTAATAAACCCCCCACCAAGAATAAGGCTTAGCGCCGTTTGTAAGTTCATTTGTTTAACAGTCCTTTCCGGCCTCCTTCTTTATTTCCTTAAGGATCTTCCATGCCTTAGGACTGTCTACCATGTAGTAATGTCTCTTATGACTTGTCCTTGAAATAAGTTCGGGATGCTCTTTAATCATTAGTTGTCCGTACTTCTTTGGAATATCTATCATTCATTTTTCTCCTTGTGCTCATATATTTTCTTCATTACGAAGAATAACGGGAACTATAGGGTTCGAACCTATGATCTCCTGATTAACAGTCAGGCGCTGTACCAACTCAGCTAAATTCCCAAAAATCGGGATCACCATAATTGATGACCCCGATCATAATCACATCTTAATTTTATCCATAACTCTACGGATAGCGTCTCTTTCCTGAGGTGAAGAAGTCTCATTCATCAACTGATTAAGTTTATCCATCACTTCATTGTCTCTGCTATATCCGTTGTCATATGAATTATAATTTCTATTAGCATAAGAATTGGAACCGTTATAAGACATTCTGCCACCATAAGAATTCATATCATATGGGTACATAGGAATCCTTCCAGCATTAGAATATCCACCCATTTCTTTTTCTTCAATCTCACCAAGATCTTTAATGATATCAACCATCTTGTCAACACACATTAAAGAGTCACTAGTAAGCTGCCCAGAAGAAGAGACGTTGTCCAATTCTCGCATTACCATACTTTTAATATTTTCTAAAACTCTATCCATAACACCCTCCTTACCGAGTAATAGCCAGATCTGGTCGCGTAATAATAATGTTTGCGTTCTGCATCAGGATCGGCTGATCACTAGTATTTCTGACAGAGAGTGTTTCACAACACCCATTCCATACCTCTGCATTAATAGCACGAGATATATTAGAGTACTGCTCAACCGCAGTGGGATTTGCAATCATAGTACTTGCAGGAAGTGTAGTCCCATCTATACTGATAGCAACACTTATTTCACCTACGGTTCCGCCTGTCGGTATAGCAATATTTGCACCGAAGTCAACAAGGTATTGTGCAGATTTTGCACATCCACACTGACACCCATATGCATTCGGTACATAACCGCTTAACAGATAATTCCCGCTACCTTCACGCCATCTAATGAATCCGCGATTGCAAGGAACAGGATTTTCTGTAAAGATAACCACCTCACCTGGATTTATTGTCTGTACAGCATTAGCCTGAAACTCAGCCATAATAGACCTCCTCTCACGCCATTGCGCATCCACAACCAGAATAGTTACGAGCGCAGCAATTCGGGTTTGCTACGACATACGCTGGAATCGGTGAAGGGTTGAGATACTGCTCAAGAGCCATTGTCTGAGCGGCGTTATCAGCAAGGATCTTCGCAGTCTGTGCATTCTGAGATGCTCCAAGATTTGCGAGATTAAGCTGAGTCTGAAGATTTGCATTCTGTGTCTTAAGGGCGTCGATTTCCTGCTGACACATCTTATCAAGAATAGCCTGAGTATTCGCTGTGTTAGATGCAATTACATCTCTCAGCGCTTCGGAAATGGCGTTACGATCTGCGCATGCCTCCGTCGCTACTGTGTATTTGAGGTCAGCCGTATTCGCTGCCTGCTGACAACAACAGTTCTGCATTGACATTGCGAGACCATTCAGTGCTGCGGTATTAGCATTCTGGTTGGCATTCAGTGTAGACAGAAGATTCATCTGCGCTGCATTACGAGAGATCTCTGCATTGGAGAAACCATTGCATACAGCTGTGTTGATTCCGTTGATACCAGAGATTACTGCACTCTGATCAAATCCACGCTGAAGATCTGCTCCGCCGCCACCGTTACCGTATCCATTATTCCATCCGCCCATAATAGCGAAGAGGAAGAGTACGATAATCCAAAATGCTCCGTCGCCTCCCCAGTTGCCACCGTTGTCTCCACCTGTTACTGCTGCGATGTCCGCTGGGGTCATTCCGTTTTCTGTAGTAAGACTCATTCAAATACTTCCTTTCAAAAAAGAACAATAAAGTGTTACATCTATTACCAAACCTTGCGCAATGGTTGAGTAAACTTAGTTATTCAAGATATTCCTAAATTGATGTGCCATCTGTTGCAGTTGACCAAACTGCTGTTGACTCATCTGACCAGAACTAAGCAGGTTCATAACCTGCTGTTGTGGATTTCCATTGAAAGTATTTTTAAAGCTATTGAATTGATTGATAAGATTTGAGATATTGCCTAACGGACTGTTAGACATCTGATTATTAAAAAGACCGAATAAGGGATTAGCCATTTGTGCTTACCTCCTTCTTCGGCTGCTGTTTTCTATGGTTATTATTTTTCTGAGACAGCTCTGAGATTCTTTTCTCGAACTCATCTCTTGTAATATATTGATCGAAGTTTGTTTGCTGTTCTTGCTGAGGCGTATCAGTAACCTTTTCGAAGCGGTACTTCTCAAGGAACGGCACGCCTGCCTGATTTACTGTTTTGATGTAGAAGAATGGATTTTCAGAATCCATTAAAATAGCAGACTCGCCAGGATTCATGTAATGAGCTTTGGCTCCGGCGTCACCTTGTACCCAAATAATTGCATTGGATTGCTGTGGTTGAGGCTGTTGCTGCTGTTGCATAGGATACTGATAGAACGGTTGTTGATACGTTACAGGATAAATATTATTAAATGGCATAATATCAATACTCCTCTAATGAATAATAGTAAACAGGTACTTCATTTCCGCTATCCCACGAGTCGTAATAGTCCCCATTAACTACTGCGACAACATGTGATCCAGTGGCAAGAACAAATGTCCCACGCGGATGGTCGTAGCAAAAATCTAAGACCGTATAGCACGAAGGACATTTATCTGGAACAATATATTTTTTAAATTTATTACGTCTAAGATATTCTCCCCAAACACGGTTGGCCGATGGCATGTCACGCATTTCATAACCAAGCATACTCAAGCCAACATATACATATTCCCAAGTATGTTCGGTGGCAATCGATAATGCTCTTATAACACAGTCTCCAACGTCTTTTGAATCTGGGTTAGGGTTATATTTAATAAACATAGATTTCCTCATAAAAAAATAAGGACACATAAAGTGTCCTCTGCCGATAAGCCGCCAAGCTCATCATAACTGTTAATAAAATCTCAATGATAACATGTTGCTGAGACCTTCGCCTTACATCAAAATATCATTATCATATATTCAGTCACCGCTCCGACAAGGCTGAACCCACAGGCCGTCGCCCATAAGCTTCTTGCCAGAGAAGAACACGAGTGTTCTTCTAATTGCGCACGGGATTGATACCCGCAACTTTCACCCATGCCATTCAGCATACTACAAATATGTCCATAATATTTGTCGAAGTTAAACCTTCTCAATGTCGATTTGGGCTACTCGTCCAGCGAACAGATCTTATAGTGGATTTCTCCACATCAACGACATCCTAGCAACTTATTGGAGTTCCGCTACTTAGCTCCAGCAGGATTCCACCCCTGATGGCATCACGGTTATTCCCACACCGTGGGCGTCTATTATGTTGCCGATCTGACACTGACCTTTACTAACGATATTCCTTTGCGCCTATGCAAGCCTTTGACGGTTTCCGTCTTTCCTAATGATTCTCGCAAATCCTTGGAAGTTACACTATAGAAGTATCCCACTATAGTACAGCTCGGCATACACACATCCTCGGCACGGTGGCAAACCGATCTGCACCGAGTTCATAACATATCATCATTCAGCTTTTATTTGAAATCCCAGGGCAGGAGACTAATCCTGCCCCAAGACTTCTGCGATATTTAGTTGATAGCGTTCTTAATAGCGGCTCCGATCTTGGTCTTAAACTGAACCTTTGCCGGAACACTGACAGTCTCACCAGTACGCGGATTACGCGCTTCATGTGCTGGCTTCTCAATACCACAGAATGTAATGCCGTTGCAGATCTTTACATCATCCTTAGCGGCAACACGATCAATGACGATTTCCTTCATTGTGTCAATGACGTGCTTAATGTCCTTCTGTGAAAATCCTGTCTTCTCTGAAATTGCTACAAGCATTTCTTTTGTTGTCATAATTTGTTTCTCCTTTTTCTCAATTTAATAATATGTTAGCGAGAGAAAACCCTTCTCTCATATACAATCTTAATATCCAAGATATAATTTAGTAATGTTTATAAGGCGTTTTTGAACTTTACTACTTTTCCTGAGAGACATCAAATTCCCTTACGTTACCTGCAAAAACTTTCAGCAGCTGATCTGGTGCGATCCGATATAGAGTCTTCAGTAGGAGTGCTCTGTTTTTGCTGAGAGTCGACTGAGTAACATCTCGTTTGCCTTTTGATTGCGCGGTAATTCGGAAGGCGCGGTTTATCAGATAACTCATGAGGGAGAGATAGTTGTTACTGATATACACCTGCTTAATGTCTTCTATAAGTTCGTCAAAGAGTTCTGTCATGAGTACTGTATCTTCAACTTCAGTGGTATCATCAATGTGATATTTATAAAGATTAAAGGAATACTTCTCAATCAGGTCTTCAACCTTCCGACACTTGCGCTTGCTTTCTACTGGTTCATATTTAACAAAGAAAGTACTGAGTGGGAGAGTAGACTCAGGGCTTCTGTGTTTGCTTGGTTTGAACTTATACAGTTCATTCATCGGACATTTTAGATTATGGTTTATCATATCTATTTTTTCTCCGCCTTTTGTTTTTTTGATTGGTTTGAATTCTGGTTTGATAATCTGCCAAAAGGCGGGGTATTTGTTTTCGGGGATGTTCATGTCTTTTTTTATTCTATCAATCTCGGCAACTGGATCAACTGAGAACGCTCTTTTGCTTGAATCGATACAGACCTGCGCAAGCACACTTAATATGCATGCATAATCTTGATATTTCGGATTATCAAATGAATAACTATAGCTCAAACATACCTGTGCAAGATTTGAACTTAATCCTATTCCGATCTGTGAAGCGGCAAGTCTGTTATCAATAAGTGCAAAATCCTCTGGCGTATTATCATAGTGGTTTTTATCTTTTGGAATATTATTTACTATTGTTGGATAATTAGCATACGCATCTTTGGCGGCTCTCACAACTGAAGGATAGTTAGTCATATAAAACATATCGCTGTCCATGTCGTGGCCGTTCCCCCTGTCTTCAGAATCAGTACCCTGAAGATTTACTGCAACTATACAATCACCAAAAACAAAATATTTTTCAAGCAACGGATGGTAATGATTATGAAAATATAATATGTTCGACTTGGCATTGTGTGGTGACCTAAATGCAGCTAAGTATTCACCATCTTTAAAGCGAGGCGCATAGCATTGAATACAATCATTCTCTATTTCAAATGTCGGATCCTTCGCAACGTCTTCTCCTACAGCGTGAAGTAGAAGAGCATATGGGCTACCAACAATAACTTCATTCTCTGCGTCTTGCATCAATTTGCCAGATTTCATGTTAAGAACATACGCATTAATGATTTGTTTCTTTCTGGCTCGAAAATAATCACTTCTAATAAAATCCCTGTCTTGATCAACAAGTGCAACAAGCACCTCATAATCATTTGAAAAATTCTTGTTATCTTCAAGATATTGTATGAACGCATCGTTATCAGTTTGTAATTTAGTAATGTAGTTTTCTGTAGGAAGCATTGCTTCTCGCATATCTTCGACCATCAATGTGTTTACCATCTGATAAGACATTTTCTGATACGGGTATGTATGAGAGCGGTGGTCGGTTTTTACAATACCAAAATGATAATCGTTCCACTTCATACGGTTACACCAGTCTTCAAAAGTGACATTGTCAAACTTAATAAACTTCGTCGCCTGATCTGTAGTGATTAATTTAATGTCTTTTGCGTAGTGTTCATTTCCCCACATATCAACCACTGTAAAGCTATCATAATCAATATTATTATCAACGCAGTAATCTCGGAAGAAACTCTGTATCTTTGTCCTGAATGCGGCAGCTTTAAAAAAATGATTTCTTAGTAGCAAAAACGAATTTCCCCACTCTGGAAACAAAGAATCATCAGCCAGTGCTTCTCCGTCGAATATTGTATTCTTTACCTGATAGTTATCTTTATGAACTACAACACACTCGTTGCGATCGTTTATTTCTACGCTGATAACATTTGTTGTAAAGTATGAATCAACATCTTTAAGTACCAATATCTCTTTTGGCTCAATTCTTACACGCCCTACAATGCCAGATGTGATCAGTGATGAATATGCCCCGATCTCAACTATTGGAGCATCGTGATCTGGTAATGTTATACCCATATATAAAAAATCTTTTGCAATATCATATAGTTCGTCACGAATAAAAGTTACGCGACCTAACTTCGCTTTCCCTGGAGTCCGAGTCAACATTTTATAATGTATAACCTCGTCTATTGTTTTCATTCCACCTTTGCGATGTTTGTAATAAGTAACTGATACGCCATGCTTATATGTATCAACCCGCAAATTTTGTTTTGAAATCTTCTTGTATTCACTCTTGTTTCTGTTGCAATCGTCAGATAACTTTTTAATGTTTGCAAGTTTTTTATCTAATATAGATCTTTTTCTGTCAGAAATTTCTTCAGACAATTCTTTTTCAATATTGCTGATTAGTTTGTCAAAATGTTTTCTCTCGGATTCATAACTCCTCGTACCATAAGAATATTCGATTACTATCAGGTCTCTTGTTGATTCGCCCTTCCAAACATTTAATCCGTTCTCTAGTAAAAAATCTAAGAAGAGGGAATTTGCAATTACTGCATCTTTACTATCAAGTTGATCCCTAACTCCGGCATTACATTCATATATAGATGCACATTGAATGTTTTTAATGCGGAGTCCATTCTTAGGCATTAGAAGCTACCCCCGATTGGGCTTATATAATTTTCAATGCACTTGGCGACTGTTAAATTACCAAATCTTCGTCCAGTTAAATCTTGAAATTTAGCCATCACATAACCCCCTTCAGCGCATTAACAAACCGATCAATATCCGTCCTTGAAACCTCAGATAAAAGACTAATCCTGATCGTTGACCGCGCCTGATCGTCGGTAAGCCCAATCGCTTTAAGAACCCTCGACGGCTCATTCTCGCCAGTACGACAAGCGCTTCCTGCACTCACCTGAATTCCCTGAAGCTCAAGCATTGTCACAATCTGGTTGGCGTCCCGACCAAGGAAGCATACGCTTACAATTGATGGGAGACCATCTTCGGGGCTAATAATGCGACAGTCTTCAAAATTCTTTATTAGCTCATCAATTAGCTTCTTTCTAATGGATCTTATATAATCAAGATCCCCATGGTCACGAGACTTGCAAACATCTTCAAATTGTCTAGCCATACTCACAATACCACCAACGTTCTCGGTTCCAGAGCGCATACCATTTTCCTGACCACCACCGTGAATCAACGGAACCAATAATTTAGGATATCTCGCATAAACAAACCCGACTCCCTTAAGTCCGCCAAACTTCTGAGCAGAAGCACATGCAAAATCATAACCAAGAACGTCCGCTCTAATTATGTCTGCATGAGCATATGATTGAGTCATGTCGCTAAACAAGTAAGCACTGCTGTAACCATGTACAATTTCTTCAATCTCCATAGTTCTTTGTACAGTACCAATTTCATTATTTGAATCCATGATGCATACAAGAACTTCTTT